CCAACAACTTCTTCAAAACCTAAGAAAGCCTTTGGTACACGAAGTGCTGTTAATAATTTCTTTTGAATGTATTCAATATCGGCAATTTCAGAAAGGTTCTGAGCTCCCGCTAATGTTTCAATTGGACTTGTTTGAGCAGGGTCACGAACAGGAATGAAATAATCTTGGTCAACCGCCATTTGGTTCATTCTTAAGTCAACGTTTCCTGTTTTAGAATCAACAACTTGGTCTCTTTTGAATTTGTTTGCAATTCTTTGGATATATGGTTCAACATCCTTATCATCCATGTTACCAACATAAACTTTAAATACACGTCTTTCAGGTGCTCTTGATGTTCTATACACCAACATAGCATCTTCTGATAACAATAATTGTTTCCAAGTACGTCTTGCCTTTTCCAACATTGATGTACCATAAGGAAGTTTTCTATCATCACCCAACAAACGGAAGTGAGCCACTTCCCAAGTGTTCATTTCCATATCTTTTACTTTCCATACGAATTTCAAAGATTTTGCGTCCTCAGTTGTATTATGTGATGGTTTAATTTTCATACCACGTTCCAAACGTTCAATTTCAATGTTTGGAAGTTGTTGACAACCCATAATACCTTTTTCTGAATCTAATTTTAGGTAAACAAAGTTATCACCATACTTACATGTGTTTCTTGTCCACATTGGTAAGTTGGTGCTAATGTCTAATCTGTTATTAAATAAGTCTGTTAATACCCCCTTAATTCTATTTGATTCTGAATAAATTTGTAAAATATGTCCGTCTTCATTTGTTGTTGTAGATTCCTCAGCATAAATGTCAAGTGCCGCTGAAATCTCAGGTGTGTATTCCATACTCTCGTAATCGTAGTATGAACCCAATCTTGTTGGTTCGTAATAAATTGCTTGAGAATATAAATTATTTTCTACTTTACCCCACTGTTGACCAAGATACATTGTTTGTTGAGCTTGGAGTTTTTCCTTCTCAAATTCCGACTTATCTGTGGTTTTTAATAATTCCTTCTTATCAAATTTATAAACTGGAGGCTGTTGACCCAAAGTTGAGTCGGGACCAAAGACTTTGGTAAGTCGTTGCCATATGGTGAAATTGTCTGCCATCCTTCTAAATATAGTATCTTTTTTTTATGAATAAACTTTATCTTCTACCGAATAACCATAAATACTGTTCATAATCCTTTTTTGTTGGGTTTGATGAAAAAGCATCGTTATATCCTGTTGGTGATAATACCGGCATTCCGGGATTAAATTTTGTAATTTCTCTATTTGTGCTATCATCAGCAACGGTCCAAGAACTTAACATTGCTTTTGTTTGTTCATTAACCTTTTCAAGTTGGTTATATGCATTTTGTCCCACATATAAAGCCATTGATACCGACATAATCAAATCATCATGGTGTCCTTTCATGTGGTCAGGTCGTCCGTTCATATAGACATACGTGTTCATCTCACCAAGTAATCTAGCGGAATACAATTTAAATCCATGTCTTAACGCTTCCTCAAACGCAGCAATAATTTGAACCCTTTTACCATTAAAGTTTATACCTGGTATTTTTTCATTTGACTTAACAGTTGACTCCCAAATATTACCATAATTGATTCCATCAACATATAAGTTTTTATAACCCATTTCTTGTAATTTTCTTGATGTTGAAACTCCCATACCACCCGTAATATCAATTACAATAAACGCATCGTAGTAATTTCCCCACTTATATGCAATTTCCGCAGCAACATCAGGAGGTAATTTTCCAACATATTCCGCAACCTGTTCCCTTTCATCAAAATCAATAACTTGGAATGATGTAAAATCTTCAGAATCACCTCTTGATACATCCATACCCATAATATATCTATGTCCAATAACTGGTTCTTTCCAAATCCATAACTGATTTTGAACCATCTTTGATTCTGGCTGGCGAACCATTTGGGTTCTAATCTTATCGGTTAATTCGGCGTCAAATACGTTATCACCTGAACCCAAAAAGTTACATTCTAATTCCTGAGAAATTTTTCTCTTATCAAATTTTAACTTTTTAGCCATTGTTTCAAACCAACTTGAACATACTTTGTAACCATCATCCATTAACTTTTTAAATTCAACAAAATCTCTTTGACTTGTTGGTATTCCATCAAAACTTATAATTTCGGGATTCGGATATTCTTCACGATTTAAAAAATAATGTATTAAATCTTTTACTTTAATAAAATATAAATCTTTTGTGTATCTTGGGTCTCTCCACCAGAACATTTCCGTTACTTTAAAATTGTTCATTCCTTTAACCGCTTGTTCGTAGATACTGTAATAAATTGCATCATATCCGTTAGGGGTTGAAATAACAATAACTTTACCACCTGTAGATAACGACGCCATACAAGCCGCCCAAAAATCATCATTGGCTTCAATGTAAGCCGCCTCGTCAAATATCAATACGGTAGGGGTATAACCACGAAGTGCGTCAGGTGAAGTTGCAACCGCTTTAACCTCACACCCATTTGATAATTTAAAGTGTCTTTGTGAATTCTTTTCAGTTGAAAATGTTACACCCATCCAATTAGGCCACTGTTCTGTGAACCCTCTAATCTTATTAGCAAATTCTACAGCGGTATCTAATTTGTTGGCAATTACAAGAATTTTTTCAGGTTTTTGTTTGTTGGCAAAAACAACTTTTTTAGATGCCCAAGCGGCTGTAACGGTAGATACACCTGCCTGACGATATTTTAAGGCGATGTTTTCCTCGTAGTTATCGTAATCTTCTACTAATGTTTCTTGGTCGGGAAATAAATCTAATGGAACAAATTTTGACTGCGTATTGTCATACGTTTGTAGATAGGTTCTTAAGGCGTAAGGGGTGTTTTTAACACACTTGGCGTATTCTATAAGGGCTTGTTCTTTTGTGATACTCATCCCTTATAAATACTCCGTTACTTATTTGGCGGAGTATCTATACCTAAATCACTTAAGAAACTCAAGTCAATATCATCATCGTCATCTGAAGATGGATAACCCATGTCATCTTCGTCATCATCTTCATAATTTGAATTACCTAAAATTTCTTCTAAATCTTGTTTGTTCAGTTCATCAATAATTTGGTCAGCAATACGTTCCATTTCTGTATATGCCGTTGCATCACCCTTATTAACTCTTTGTGCTAAAGATGTGAATTTGTTTTTTGGTAATTTAGAAAATTCTCTAAAGATTAAACTTTGAACAATCTTCATGTTATCTTCCAATACTTTTGCTGGGTATGATTCTAACAATTTTTCCCACAAATATGTACCTGTGATAATATCAAATATTTCATTTACTAATGTATCGGCAGTTTGCTTAACCATTTGAGCCTGAATTGGGTCAGTTGGTAAAGACGTTGCTCCTAAAATATCATAATAACCTTTAATTAATTCATGAACCAAAATCGGGAACATAACAGCTTTTGCTCTAACAACAAAATTTCCTGTGTATTCACCTTCTTCATCTTGTTCCATTTCAACTTCTTCAGAACCACCCATGTTTTGTCCTGCTGCTGCCATTTGTTGTACCATTTCAGGTGGTAATAACCAATACAAGTAATCATTCATCGCCATCAAAGCGCCATACTTGTCAGTAATACCAGGTTCCATTTCTTCCAATGAATCTCTGATTAATTCAAACATAAAGTGTCCTTTTTTAGCCGCTCCTTGAATGATTGCGTTCATAAACCTACGTTTTGCAACCATGTAATCAAAGTTTTCAAACGCATCTACAAATTCTTCTAAATTCTCACCAGAATCTTCAAACGCTAATTCAATATCTTCAGATGAAAACTCTTCAGGTTCTGCTTGAAAATTTTCATTTCCTGCTTCACCCATTCCAACCAACTTAGGGTCAAATTGTATAAATTCGGCATATTTTGGGTCAACCAATTCATTTGATACTAAATCTTTAGCCAATTGTTCAAGTTGTTGTCTTCTTGAACTTTCAAATTGACTAACTTCGCCAAACAATCTCATCATCATCATTTGAAGTCCACCCATGTTATTTGGAACATTCATTCCCAAATATCTTTCAAGTTTTGTTACAACATCTCTAAATCTTTTAGATGCTGCAATTTCTTCAAACGATTGTCTATCATCTTCACCTTTTTTAGGGATAAATGGACTATTAGAAAGTGGTGTTTCACCTCTTTCAATTGCACTTTTTAAATCAGGGTTAATTCTAAAACCTGTTGGTTCATCAATTGGCGCTTCAAATATTTTTCTTTTGTTTTTCATTATTTTAAATTATAACCCATTGAGGTGAATGTATTATAGCTCAACCATTTTGGTCCTTTAGCTTTTGGATTTGGTTTTTGTGCCGGTTCAATCTTAAATGGATTTTTCTTACCAGGTGCTTTACTTGGTGTTTTTGTTGGTGTTTTAACAGGTGCCTTTGTAGGTGCAGGCGCTCCAACTCCAGCTTCGGTCATTTCCGCTTTTGGATTTGGTTTTTGTGATGGCTCAATCTTGAATGGATTTTTCTTACCAGGTTGTTTAACTTTTTCACCAGGTTTTACAGTTGGTACCTTTGTAGGTGCCGGTGCTGACTTTGTTGAACTCTCTAACATTTCCATTAATTTGGCCTTAGTGATATGTTCAGGTATATGCCTTTCAATTAACTTTGTCAAGTTTTCTTCTAATTCCTTAACATCTTTCTTCTTTTTTTCTGGCAATTTACTAAAATCAGTGTCATCAGCAAATTCTTTAGCCATTTTACACCATTTTTTCTTTGATTTCTCAGTTCTTGCAGTTCTACATTTTACAAAAAAGAATTTTTGTTGTGATTTTGATTGAAACTTTTCATTTACCTCAGTTTCACCAACCATTTTTCTGTTGTGATTTTCAGGTGATGTATCATCATCCATACCATCATCAGCCGATTGGTACTCATCATGTGAACCTTGTTGTCCTGTATAATCTTGGTCAGCATCTAATCCAAAATCATCTTCATCTATATTTTTTTCGGCTAAACCTAATTTTTTCATTCTATATTCAACATCTGTTAACTTTTGGTTTAGGACATCTAACCCTTGGCTTGTTTTTTCCAAACCAGCGTTTGATGGTTGTTCAACCAATCTTGAATATAATAAACCAATCTGAGATTCATTCAAACCTCTTAGGGTATTGTAAGTAAAACCATTACTTACCAATTTTTCTATTTTTGTACCAATGTTAGACATGTGTTAAATTTTTTTCAAATGTTAATATAATATCCCTTTCATATAGTTTTGTCATAACATCTTCTTCACTGTCACCATAATGAAAAACCAATCTTGTATCTTCTTCATTATAGTATTCGTTTTCAATGTCCTCCCACGATAATGCAATTACTTTATCAACTGCGTCGTAGAAAGAAAAAAAGTCAGAGCTCTGAATAACGTTAAGTTTTATTTTATCGTTTTTTAGAACTCCAACTTTCGTTATGTAGTCTATATGAGGGGGTTGTGGATTTCCACCTGCTGGTGATGATTCCCAATCTTCGCCACTTACGTCTTCGTTATCTGAGAATATAAACTCATAAAGGTTGTCACCTCTAAAGTTTGGTCCCAACTCATTAACGAAAACTAAACGGTTCATAGAATTTCACCTTTAGGAGAAACCTTGATTTGTTTTCCCTCGTTTTCAAATATTAAGTTTTTCAAGTTAGTCTTACCAATGAATTTAGCACTTTCATTTTCTCTTAAGATAAATTCAGATGTTAATTCTTGTTCAATAGTTTCTGAAAGATTTTTAATTTCTTCCATAACATTAACTTTGTTTATTTTTTTCTTAATATAAGTTTGAACCTTTTTAGATTCATTCATTTTCTTTTCTTCGGATGTTTCAACAAAATACTTAGATAAAATTTTATCAACTTTGGATTCGTTAAACATTCCGTCCATAATTGCGTTTATCTTAGATTTATAACCATCACTTTCACCTACTTCAGGTTCTGCTGTGATTTCACCACCCATATCTAAATCAGAAGTATCAGGTTCAGTTGGTTCCATACCAATTTCGTCATAACCAGAACCTTCTTCACCATCTTCCTCACCTTCAAATCTTGATAAGATATCTTCCTTATCAGTTTCGTCCAAAAGATTCAAATCAACAGCTGACAAGATTGAATTAAGAACATACTTAACATCTTCAGAAGTCATTTCTTGTTCAGAAGCATAAGCTCTTAATTTTTGTCCCAATTTACCTGTTAATTTTTGAACTTGCTTCAATGTTACAGGACCTTCATCTTCACCACCCATTGGGTCACCCATTGGTTCGTCCATTGATGGTTCATCAGTTTCCATATCATCAGGCATCATATCATCACCCATAGGTTCAGGCATCGTATCATCACCCATAGGTGATGGTGCTGGCATTTCAGGCGATGGAGCTGGCATTTCAGGTGCCGGAGCAGGTGCAACAGGTGCAGGTGCCGGAGCGGATGATGTTGGTGTTTTTAAAACAAACTTTTTTTGTTCACCAAACAACTCGGTTCCTTGTTCATTTTCATTCACTCTATTCAACTCACCAGCAATTAAATTTAATTTCTTTAATGCTTGTGAATAAGAAGAATGATATTTTCTATTTTTCATTGGGTCAATGTAATCCAAAGTAGATTCATCAATACCTTTTTTAACGATATATCCGTTTCTTTCTTTTACAATACCGTACACATTGCCATCGGCAAGTACTCTTGTATAATCGGTTGTTTCGTTTACATTGATTTCTTGTTTAGGTGCTTCACCGTATCTTGCAATTTCCATGATTCTTGCAATCTTCTCGGCTCCTTGAAGTTTTTCACTACCTATTGGTTTTAAATCTGCCATTTTATATATTTTTTAATTTTTATCTTTTATGAGTTTAGTCCATTAAATCCTCCCAATGTAATTGCTCCAGGTTGTGGTGCCAATCCCCTTTGGTTTCCCATCCAAATTGGATTATTTGTGTCAAACGTAACAATATCTCCAACAGTATCGCCTGTACCAGGTACATATCCAACTATAGGCATGTTATAAATACTTACAGCTGCCTCTGTCGGGTAATTAGACGGTGTTGGTGTTGGTGTTGGTGTTGTTGTTGGTGTTGGTGTTGTTGTTGGTGTTGGTGTTTGCGTATTAGTTGGGGTAATAGTGGGTGTCACAGTTTTAGTTGGGGTAATAGTGGGTGTTACAGTATTAGTTGGGGTAATAGTGGGTGTCACAGTTTTAGTTGGGGTAATACTTGGTGTCGGCGTTAGCGTAGGGGTAATACTCGGTGTTACAGTGACCGTTGGAGTCACCGTAGGTGTTGGGGTAGGAGTT